AAATACAGCGATTGCGGTGGTTCGATTCTGAAGATCAGGTTCTTGGAAATCCGCATACTGATAAGGCATGCGTTTATAACGCCAGGAAGTTACTTCGTGATATTTGGAGAAGTCTAATTTCAGAAGAACCAATGTTCCGTTCTTCCAAGTTGTCTCAGGATATTTCTTCATGAATGATGCGATCGCGTGTCCGGCTTGAACTGCTTGCTGACTCATCGATAGTTTAGAGTCTACTACGATATATAACTTACAATCGTTCTGTAGAGCATCAACATGGAAATTAACATAATCCATATCTAGTCCTTCACCAGAGTCGACCTGCTCTAGAGTTCTACCTCTAGCTAGACAATAGACAACATGAAGATGTCTGTAGTATTGTCTAATCTCATTTAAGCCAATGACAAAACCGTTGTTGTGAGCGCCACGTTTACGTTTCTCGATCTTGATCTTTTGAGCGAGATTCTTTAATTCTAATTTGATTCTTAATAATTCTTGTTTCATTTGATTTCCCTTTAAAGTTTAGTTAGATTTAACTGAATAGATTCTTTAAGGGATTATTTAGGACGTATTGTTCTAGCGCATTAGCTTACCTTTCGTAGTTAGCTATATTATACTTTATTCTTCGTAACAATTCTACATTCAGTATCTGTGTACTCAATTTCTTGAATATTAACATTTGTATCTGCAACTGTCGGTTGTTGACTAGCTGGAGCAATGCTGTGTAAGAAAAGTGCTTTTTCAGCTTGACGACGATTGATAAGGCCTTGAATAACTTTACCGTTATCTTTGATCCATACATCAAATTGGTCAGCAGCGCCAGCATAATCTTTTTGATTTAACTTTTTAACAAGCGTACTTTTAGAGAAAGCATTTGCACCAATGTTGTAGCACAAACAAACAAGAGCACCAAATTGATTCTCACTTAGTGGAACTTTAACTGCACTCTCAACAACCTTACAAAATTCATTAACCTTGCGCATCAATAATTCTTCAGCGCGAGCTTCTGTGATTGGAGCATCTTTGAGAGTAACTTTAACGCCACCTTCATATTCAATCGTGCCCCACCCTATGGTTGGAACTCCGCCTGAATCTACATAAGGCTTAAGTTTTAAACCTTCACGAACTTTAATCAAGTCTAATCCGGCTTTATTAATTGTTCTCATTGTTCATCACTCAAATACTTAATAGCGTTTTGTAAGGTGCTAATATCTTCTTTTAAATAACCGATTCCTCGATTACAGTAAGAACATAGTAACCCTCTTATTTTACCAGATTTATGACAATGATCTACGGCTAAGTTCTTGATTCTGCTTGTTCTAGGATCTATGGATGATTCTGGTTTATTGCAGATTTTGCATGTATAATCTTGATCTATTAACATTTGGCTGTATTGTTCTAGAGTTATGCCATAATCGTTTCTTAAAGCTTTATCGCGGACCTTATCTGGATTATTAGCTTCCCAAATTTTAGTAGTTTTTGCTCTTTTACCAGCATTAAGTTTGTCCCACTTCTTGCTTAATTCTTTAACCTTATCTGGATTAGCATCTTTCCATCTTTTTGTTAAAGATTTAGTACAGCTTTTACAAGCAGGTTGAATTCCATCTCTTTTTGAAAGATAGAACTCACTTAAATCTTTTTCGATTTTACATTTAGAACAGGTTTTCATAATAAGATAATTATATCAGGGTTGTAACTTGTGAACAATTACCTTGTCTGTGATCTCTTGATAGAAGCCGATGCGGTTATCAGCGTGGCGGGACAACATCGTGCTGGAAACGATTTTATAGTCTAATATCAAGCATTTATCTTTAGTTGGAGTCTTTCTCAAAGCTCGTCCCACAGCTTGAATAACTGGTCCCTTACTAGCTACAAAGTTAGCTAAGATCAATACATCTACGTTCTTTGTGTCTGTCCCCTCAGAGATCTTTCCGTCTGAACCCACAAGCCCCTTGATCTCGCTTCTGTTAAGCTGATTCACATACTCTTGGGAGTTCTTGTCTTCGCCTTGAGCAAAAGGAACACCTAACTGGTTAGAAAGTTCTTCGCCGTGGGCAACTTCATCAGTTAAAATCAACACATGCTTTCCTGCATCGATGAATTTCTTTGCATCACTGAAGATCTGATCTTTCATCTTCTCACAATTCAATACGTGTGCTTTATAGGATTTGAGTTTGTCTTCTTTGTAGTCGTAAGCACCTGTCTCGATCTCACGAACAATAAAGTAAGGTTCAGCTAACCAACCCTGTTCAATTCCCCAAACGATGTCTTTTCTTATGAGGACAGGTCCGCAACCCGCATTGATCAGAATATCTTTTCCATCTGAGCGGTAGTCAGTTGCAGTGAGACCAAAGATCTTACCGACTGACGCTAAACCTTCGGCGATATTGAAGAATGTATCTGCGCTCAAGTGGTGAACTTCATCGATGATGATGAGACCAAGATCGTGTTTCTTAAAATCTTCAATGTGGTTGTTTACAGATGCAGCAATACCAACTGTGATGTCGAGCATATTCTTCTTGCCGCCGCCGAACATTCCAACTCTGTTAGATCCAAAGGTTTCTACTAGTTGTTCGTAAAATTGTTGAGCTACAGATTGACTAGGACAAACGATCAGTGACTTCTTCTTTGTTCTTTTAACTACATGAAGAGCTAGTAGAGTCTTACCAAGACCAGTAGCCATATTGATTAAGCCACGATAGTTGTTGGCCATGATCTCTGCGCCTTCTTCTTGATAATCGCGAAGATCGTGCGGTTTCTTAACCCAAGGAAGTGCGATGGTTTTACCAGTTGTTTTCCTATTGTCCACAATATCTGCATCGACGCCTTCAACGATGTCTTTGTAGAAGCAAGATGAGATCTCGTAATTACCGTTGTCTAGGATCTTATAGACTAGTCCATTAACTTCATTCTTAAGCTTAGCATATTGTGGAGAGCGTAACCCCCACGTAGACTTACTCAATCGTTTAAGTTGATATTGTTTTGACTTATCAACATATTTAAGAGTAGAGTGAATCTTATCTCTTAAAGAATCAGATATATCTTCGATGGTCGTGATGTCGTTGTTTATTATTATTTTCATTTTAATATTATACAACGTGGGTATAAATGTACTGTCCATTTTTGACCTACCACATATCTTGATTTTAGATCCGATCGTATAAATCAATTATTGAAAATACACGTTTATTTTGGAGAGGTATTTATGACTTATGTTGATAAATTAAAAGATTCTTTGACTTGGTGGTTAGGTAAAAAGCGTCCATTTATTGTAAATGACGAATACTCCATCGAGCTTCTATTCATCGATAAGCTCAATAACTCAGCTAAAATTAAAGTGACCAACCTTAAAACTGGACAAGAACAGTTTAACATGGTTGAGAATTCTAATTCTAGTGGAGTTCCCAATGGAAAAAACTGAACTCGCAAAAATCATATTCGACAAATGGGTTTCGTCCTTAAAAGAGCGAGATCGTAAGCGCAGTAATGTTCAAAATAACTTTGATGATCTTTTTTCAGAATTAAGATTATTGGATCTTTCTTTTAAAGAAGCTCATGATTTCTTAATGCCTGCTATCAAAGCTCATTTGCCCAACTCTTCTGTTAAGAAGTTTATGTGGGCAAAAGTCAGTCAGTATTCAAATGCTACTGAGAGTGAGTTTATTAAAGAGTGGGAAGATGACATTAAGAGTAAGGGAACTGAAAGTTTCTTCAGCTATTTTCCGCTTAAAATTAAGTCTGACGATGAAGATGATGAACCGAAGATGTTCGGCAATATGTCTGCCAAAGAATACAGACTACAGCGTAAGCATGCAGAGGCATTTCCGCGGGTAGATTTAGAAAAGCTACGTGCACAACGATCCAACGAAAAATTTGAAGAAATTAACTTAGATGACGTTTTGGGTGACAAATGAGCGAGAAAAAGCAAATCTCAAAAGAAGAATTAATAGCCAGTCTGAAGGACTCTAAAGCTAAAGGCTTCAAAGATTCTTCTCAATTCAATGTGTCTCTTGACGAGATCGATTCTTTTGGTAACAAAGAATCTCTGCTGGACATGGTTAAGAATATCTCTGCTTACAACAAGATGTTGGCAGAGAAGATTACACTAATTAATGAGCCACTCACTCTAACGGTTCCATTCACTCGTGAAAACTTATATCTATTTTGTGCATACACAGGAAACGGTAAGTCCACTATTGCAGCAAATATCTCTTATCCTCTGTGGAAAGAACAAAAGAAAACTCTCGTTATCTCTAACGAAGAATCTGAGCAGGATGTCATCTACCGTATTGCGTGCATTGAGTTAGGTTTCAGCTTCAATGATTATAAAAAGGGCAAGATGCCTATTGAAGAACAAAAACAGATCATTTCCTTGTTTCCACAGATCACTCAGTATGTAAAAGTGTTGGATGTTAACTTTAAGGGTGGATTAACTACTCGTATTGAGGGTATCAAAAGCGCATTAGAAAGTATTCGCAATAAAGATTACTCTGCAGTGATGATCGATTACTTTCAGTTGATTCAGACCTCTGCAGCTGATCCATCAAAGACTCGTTACGATGTTCTTAACGAACTTCGCATGTGGTTAGGTCAGTACATCAAATCATCCAATGTTCCTATTGTTCTCTTCGTTCAGCTATACTCTTTGAGTAAGCGTGGCGGAACAGGAAACGATATCGACAATCGAATCAAAGAATGCTCCAACGTTGTTGAACCTGCAACTGTTATTATCGAAGCTGTCCCAGACTTTGAACTTAAGACAACTGACTTTATCATCCATAAAGACCGTTTCGGTGCTGCAGGGCAGCGGATCACATGTGGCTTTGAGAAAGGTCGATTCATTGAGATCACTGACGGAGATATCGAAGGACGTAAACAGAAGAATAAAAATGATTTGGCTAGTAAGAAGTTACAAGCTCTTCAAAGTTCTCTAGATAGTTTGGAGGTTAATGATGTCTAATATGAGTAAGAAGTGTCTTATCTGTCAAAGAAAGAACGACACAATCTATCATCACCTAGATGAAAAAACAAACAAGATCTGGATCTGGTGTCAGGGTGTTTGTCAGCGCGGTTACTCTCTTGAACGCTACTGTGAATTAGCCGGCGTTGATCCCATTGACTACATTAACAACACCAATATTAAAGTATTCGAGAGCAAGCCAAATGAAGTGAATGCTATGTCTTGGCCTTCTCACTTTGTTCCATTATCGGACCCACGCGCTGCAAAAGGTATTGAGTACATCAAGAGTCGAGGTTTGAATTTAAACGGCGACATGTACTATGATATCGAAGAAGAGGGAATAGTATTTCCTTACTATATTGGTCAGCAATTCTGTGGCGCTCAGATCCGTTTTATCGAGACCAGAATCAAGGATGATGAGGAATGGAAGATAACCACACTTCCTGGAACACGACTTGGTCTTCTTGTCTATAACTGGAACCAAGAAAAATTCATGAATACTGTGCGCGGTGTGATCATTACAGAAGGTGCGTTTAATGCACTTAGTATCAATCAATCTTTAAATCTTGCTTACGGTAGCGTCATTAATAACCCATGGCGAGTTGTTGCTTGTTCTGGTTCTGGAGTTTCTGACCATCAGAGAGAGATCTTTAAAGAACTCAAGGACTCTGAGATGAAAGTGATCGTGGCACCAGATATGGATGAGGCAGGAAAGAAGATGTTTAATAAACTTCTTGAAGCTGATGCTATTACTAACTACGCTTTCACTCGTGAGATTGGCGTAGATTGGAACGATAAACTTGTTCAACTTGGCCATAAAGAATTTGCCAAATTTTTCTTAACCTGTGTAGAGAAAATATGAAAAAATGCAATAAATGCAACTTAGAATTAGATATAAGTTCTTTTCACAAAAAGAAAAATGGTACAAATGGTGTTAAAGCAGTGTGTAAAATATGTTCAGCAAAATGGCAAAAACAACATTACAATAAACCAGAATTTAAACAAAAGCGCTTAGATAGGCAAGCTAAACCCGAATATCAACAATATATTAGAAAATTTAGATTAAAAACAAAATATAATATTTCTATAGAAGAATACGAAGAAATGTTAGTTAATCAAAATAATAGTTGTGCTATTTGTAAAACTACTAAACCAAAAGGTAGATCGTCCACATATTTTGCTGTCGATCATTGTCACAAAACTGGAAAAGTTAGATCATTATTGTGCTATAATTGCAATAGTTCATTAGGTTTATTAAGTGAAAACATAGAAACTTTAAAAGAAATGATTAAATACATTGAATTTTATAAAGAGAAAGACACTACTGTATGAGTGCTCATGATGATGTCATGAAACAAATTGAAGCTAAGATTAAGAAGACCAAAGAATTAAAGCAAAAAGCTTCTGAAGTTAAAGATGCTCAATATCACGTCTTTAAGTTTTTTAAAGAAGTTGATGAAATTAATGACATGAAGATGGATACTGACCCACGGGAAATAATATCGACACAGGGTAAACCAAATTTCTTATTGTATACTTTAGCGTGGTCTAATTTGTTTGAGAATATTGCAAAATTAGATAAGCGTTGCGAAGTAGAAGTTATCAGAAATGAGGAAGGTGAGGTCGGTAATAACTTCTACTTAGTAGACAGAGTTCAGATCAAGTGGAGTAATTATTTTGTCAATAAAACAAAGTCAAGTGAAGAATTAAACATAAGCATGCAGGATTACTTGCTAAACTTCGTTTAAGGTTCTTCTGGTTCTTCAGGTGCAACAACTTCATGTTCTTGACCATCTTCACCAATCTTTACTGCCTGCACAGTAACAATACCAACATCTTTAATAAAGACTTGTTCTGAATTTAAGAATAATTCAGCTTGACGAATTGCATCGTGTTCTGATGGTGCTGTTGCACCCAAATACCAAACTTCATCACTTTTAATATAGATATCCATTTATTTCCCCTTAAACCGATCTAACAAACATGTGACCATAAGATAATACTGCTGAACCTGTAAAAGTTGCACGAACCTTAGGATAGTATGTCTGTGTCGTTGCTGGTGGAACCACTACACGCCATGAAGGCGTAGCTAATGAAAAACCAGTTGATGATACTGCGTTAGTTTGAATACGATTCATGTTTCGAGCTCCATCTGTACCAACAGCTGAAGTTCCCGATTGTGTTCCAACGCTAACAATCATATCTGTGAAAGTTGTTGTCCCAGAACTATAGATTTCCGCAACAACAACAATTTCATAAGTACCTGGTCCTAATGTAATGCCTGCACTGTTACCTGTATTGTAAACACCACTAGTAGTTACAAATCCAGCACCAATAATCGATTCCTGATAGTAACCTGGAACACCAGAAGGTATTGCAGTTCCGCTCACATCTAATGCAATACGTCGACTTGGAATTTGACTATTAACATCAACGATAGGAATACCGTTTACGTTAATGCCTTTTGGTGCATCTACTGGTGTTGATTTTGCTGCATCACCGTATAGGCCGCTTGCGTCTATAAAAGTAGTCATGTAGCCATCCTTCCTTTAGTGTTGTCGAAGGTGATGGAACCTCCGGAATTTATAGTTAATCCGAATACAGAAACTAAACTAGCTACCGTAATTGCGACATTCACTGTTGCGTTTGGAACAATCAATGTTTTGGCAAGTGGAACCACGATTGGAGAACCAATTGTTCCATCGATTGCCATAACATTGCGACGAATCGCATCGACTGTCATGGGTGCAGAGTTTACGCCAGTTGAAATTTTGCCGTTATTAATAGTCATATGTTTTCCTTACCACAGCATACATACGTCGGCGGTCAACGTAACTCTTGAGATGGTTTTTGAACCGCCATCATTTTGTGAGTCAACCCACACAATAGACCATCCACCTGCAGCTGGTGTATTGAGTACAGTGGTGAATGTGTAGGATAAAATGCCGTTAAATGATGAACTTACTGTATGACTAAAGTTTCTAGTTGCAACTGTTGTTCCGCCATCTTTAATTTGAACCACAAATTGTGGAGTTAATGCTGTACCGTTTCCATTTGAATAGTTACAAGTAATTGTTGTTCTAATAAGTTGCTTATTGCCACCTACAGCAGCAGGACTTAAAGTTGTTGTCGACCATGATCCTTCTGTAAATGATAAGGCATTTACATTTGATGGAGTGGTTGATTGAGAGCTGATGCTTTGAATAATCCAAGCTGCTGTCGTATTTACACCCAAATTAATGCAAGAGACAGTAACTGTTCCACCAGCAGACAAAGAAACGATTCCTGCGCTGGTAGAAGTATTAATCGCTAATGCAACACTGTTATTATTTGATATTGTGAAGGTCCAACCTAACGAAAGTGTTGCTGTAGATGGTAAATTTACAGTTGTTGCATTAGTAAAACTCAATATCTGTGGTGATGTGTTTGTTAAATTTACTGTTCCAGATGTTGCAACAACTAGTGCAGTAGGAACAATGTTATTACCTTTAAGTTGACTTCCAGTTGAACTCAATCCATTAGGAAAATTAGGTGCACCACTCCCTGCTGCATCAGTAATGGAATCCGTTTTAATGCTATTAGGTAAAATCGTCGTAGTCATCCTATTAATCTCCCTGTGCCGTTAGGCGTAGACACGATCAATGCTCCAGAACCAGATACAGTAAATCCATAAGCTGAAATTGCTATACCACACACCCAAGTTGTTTGAATATCTGCAAAAGGTTTAGTTACTACTTGGTCTGGTCCAATATTTAAGTCAAAAGTTGTAGCATCAGCAACTGGTTCTAAAAATTGTGAATCAGCTAAAATAGTTGCAGTAATAACTGATTCAACTAAAGGCTGATCAATTGCTGGTGCTTTAGCTTGTTTCTTTCCATTTTTTACTGGTATTTGTTGAACAGCCATTAAAGTTCCTATCTTAAGGTTACGCTATACGCAAAAATCTAAAACTGTAGCGATATGCAGGAGTTCCAGAAGAGAATGTGGTACGTATTTTAATATATTTTGTTGATGTGTCAGTGACAACAATTGGAAAACCCATAATGCGCCCAATACCGTTAGATGGATCCCATCTATTAACAACAAAAACATCATCTGTTGTATCATTATTTGAAAAATCAGAAATGCTAATATAGTCGTAACTGAACCCACCAGCGCCATTTGCAATAACGTTTAATTCGCCATAAATCATAAATACACCAGTCTTATTACCTAATGCTGCTTTATTTATGACAAACACATTTCCATATTGATTAGCGATACCAGTGTAATTAGTTAATCCTGATACATTTACAGTTATTACTTCACCTACTTTTCCAGAACCAGCAACAACAGGCGTACTTGCAGTATTTCCATTAATTGTTGTCGCAGGTATTCCATTAGGAAAATTAGGTGTACCTGTGCCAGCAGTGTTTGTGATCGAGTCAACCTGAATTTTATCTTGATCTATAAAGGTTGGCATATTAAACTCCTAAACTTTCATAAGTGAAACTCATCTTAGCTGTATAGCCCGTACCACCCATATTAGTAGTGGTATATCTGACTTGTCCACCAGATGTAACTGTAAATGCAATACCAGCTGGATCCCCTACTGCTGTATTATCAATCTGCCATGACCCTGCAACAGTCTTATATATTAATCTGATATTTCCAGCTTCTGCTAACTCAGTCGTAGATGTGTTTCTGTAAACGTAGTATTTGATGTGAACTGCTCTGATGTTAACACCATTAAAAGCAAGTCCAGTGATATCTGCAGGAGATGAGACGTTGTTTGCTGGTGTAAAAGTACCAGTTGTTGAATCTTCGATATAGATAGCAGTAGCAGAACCAGCTGCGTTAACAACCATTCCGTTTGTACCCTTACCGATACCAACTTGAATAATCCACTGTGTTGGTGCGTTTGGAGGCGTAGTTTGAAATCCACCTGGAACAGTGACAGATGCATATATGTCACCAGAAGCTGAACTTGCAAGTTCAGCAAATCCAGAATTTTGAACATAGACTGTTCCACCAGATAAAGTGTCTGCGGTAACTACACCAACATAGTTAATCCGATTAGAATTTGTAGGATCTAATAAGTAGACACTGTTTGCAGTACGACCTGTATCGCCAGCGCCAGCACCTTTAGATACATAAACTAACTGACCTTTTGTTAAGTTTTCGCCAGCAATAAAACCAGTAGTTGAGCTAGAAGCTTGAGACCAATCCCAAACGCCAGCAATACTGCCGTTATTAGCGATATAAAAAGTTTGTTCTACGTTTGGAGATACGTTGGTTAATAGAGCACCACTAGCATCATTTACTGTAATTACGCCAGTTGATCTATTGCGAACTGTAAAACCTACATTAAGAACATCTAGGGTAGTTGCATTAGGAAGATTCACCGTCTGATTCAGAGATCCTGTAAATCTTATATCTTTAGGAGAGTTGTAAACTAAATTAGTCGTACCTCCAGATGTAGCAATATTCTGGATGCGGTTTACTAGTTGTCCATATTTAAACGAAGCCACTTATTCTCTCCTACGCCATTTAAGGCCGTGACTAAAGTCACCTAGATTAAGTCAATTATATCTTATTGCTGATTAAATTAAACGTATGACGTTAACCTCACCAACTTATTCCTACTATTTGTATTAAATGTAGTAAAATCTCCACCAATCAAGACTTGACTATCTGCTTGAGTAAGTGAAAATCTTGATTGAGCATTGAACGCTGTTCCCAGTTTAGTATAGAACGCAGCATCCTCAGTTCCATCTGCATTTAAACGAAGAATCTGATTGCGAGTGTTTCCATTAAAACCAGTTAATGGCCCACAAACGATAATCTTTCCACTAGCTTGCTGTTTAGCGGATAACACAATTCCAAAACCAGAACCCATTATCTTGTTTCCAACATTTGTTCCGAACGTCGTATCCTCAGTTCCATCTGCATTTAAGCGCAAAAGATAACTGCGTAAGTTCCCATTAAATGTAGTAAAATCACCAGCTACTAAAATTTTTCCATCACTTTGAACAGATGCAAATCTGATACTGCTGTTGAAGCCAGTACCTAAATTAGTGTAAAAAGTAGTATCTTCTGTTCCGTTTGTATTCAATCTAATAAGAAAGTTTCTAACCGAACCGTTAAAATTGTTAAAACCACCAAATACCAATATTTTGCCATCTGCTTGAATAGCAGTACCAAAGATAGTATTGTCAAACCCACTCCCCAAATTGGTATTAAATGCAGTATCTCTAGTACCATCTGCATTTAAACGAATGAGTAATTTACTAGTAATATTGCTAAATTCACCACTTAATATAACTTTATCATCTGATTGAATGCTAATTCTTCCATCGTTATTTTGAAGAGATGATAAAGAACCGTTTGTATTAAAAGTGTTATCTTCTGTTCCATCTGCATTTAAACGAACTACGTATTTTCTGGCATTACCGTTAAAACTTGAAAAAACACCAGAAACAAGAATCTTTCCTGTACTTTGTAAACCAACAGACCAAACTGTAGAGTTAAAACTTGTACCTAAGTTAGTATAAAAAGCTGTATCTTCTGTTCCATCAAGATTTAATCGAACTAAATTAGTTCTAGTATTGCCGTTCAGTGATGTAAAACCACCACCTATAACTAATTTGTTATCTGATTGTTGAACGGAAGAAATAATAGATCCACCGGTATTAAATCCAGTACCTAAATTAGTATAGAAAGCTGTATCTTCATAAGGAAGAACGGGATTTGCGATACCGCCAGCTGAGTTAATAGTTGCATTAATCTTCATTACCAAGTCCTTATAGTTCTCTTAAGAGTTGCATTAGAACCAGTGCTAGTAGTTGTATATTGAATCACTAAATATGTTGCAATTATTGTGGCAGTTAGTGTTACACCTGTATCTGAGTATCTAGTACTGATATGTTCATAGTTTACATTTGTGCCGTTATGGCAGACGTAGAATGTACCTATGGAGCGAGCTGTTCCACGAGATATGGAATATTCCATGACAAAATTTTCAACATCTGCAGCTAACAAATACATAAGTGGTTGATCAATAACGTTGTCTAATAACGTGTTAGATACCTTATTATTGAGGATGTTCTTCCATTCTGTAGCATTAAAGAACAAGAAATTTTCTGTATAGATGTCACCAGTTTTGACATAAACAGTGTCGCCATTACCTGGTGAACTAGATGTTCCACCTTGGAATACATATTGAGCGACCCATCCAGTGATGGTCGTACCAGTACCAGATGCTTTATAAACCATATTATTGCCAGACCCTAAATTGGCAAAAAGAACCAAATCGCCAGCATTAACAGTAATTCCATCAACCACCAACCCAGTTCCTGTTGGAAGTGTTGTCCGTGTCACATCTGCCATATTAATAGCAGTAATTCCACCTGAACCACCACCACTACCGGAACCAACTCCAAGCTGAACAATGTTTCCATTAGAAAGGTTATTGATACCTGATGCGGCTTTTTGAATCTGAATCTGAGCGATTTTCTTGACGCCGCCGAATACTGCTTTAGGAGCATTTGCTTTGACTGCATTAGAAGATGCAGCTGGTAATACAGTGAGTTTTGCTGTGATTTCGTTTGTTGCAGTAGTGATGTTTGGTGTTAACGATACAGAGTACCACAACCAATCACCAGTAGGAATTGCTGCAGGAGTGAAGTTATCGCCTAGCGGTGTTGTACCATCCGCTTCTGTAATCACACCGGTTTCAAAGTTGATGACTGCGCCATCAAATTTCAAAACCAAGTTAGTCATTTCCTGACCAAGAACAGTTGTGTTCAACATGTTCTTATTGACGTTGCTTACAGTTGCACGTTTAGGATTACCTGTGTCAACAAGTAACTGTAATTGACCAAACCATTTATTAAGTTCTGTGTCGATGCTTGAGATAGCATCTGTCAAAGGTTGGCTTTGAACTAATGTGCGGCCAGGACCAGAGTAGGTTGGTACGCTAATACCAGCTCCGCCAGAACCGATGAAGTTTAATGTTTGATTAGATGTTCCAGCATAGAGAAGTTTACTCTCGCCGTTAACAAGTCTCATCGAATGAGCACCAACGATAACGTCAGTATTTTCGCGACGAGCAATAACGAAGCGATCAGTTGTTAAGGTTGTTGT